GACCACACCTTCGAGTGTTGTGCCTGTATCTACAGTTCCCGGAGCACGAGCTACATATCTAATAGTAGTTGGACTTATGATCTGTTCTACAAAGAAAGGACCACCCGCTAACTGATGATTTGATCCTGCAGAAGTGATCGATATATTAAGTCCGGTTCCTGGAACGAATCCGTGATTATTTGCAAACACCACTTGAATGGTAGCGATCGCAGAATATGTGATGCTGCTGCCAGCTGATACTGTTCCAGTTGTTCCTTCAGAAAGGGTGATCGTAGCATACACTGGAATTTGATCGCCTCTCTGCACAGTTCCAGAAGCTGTTGGTAACTGTGTAAGAGTTCCACCTACAGGATGTATACAGGTAAATGTGCAGTCGTGGACTCCGTCGGTGCCTTCGAAATTACTACCGGTTACACGGAATCTATTTCCAAAATAATAGTTGCTGGTTGGGTTTGAACCGTAACTGGTTACTGTATAAACACCGTTGGCTCTGGTTATGGTCCATACAGCTCCTGTTCCTCTAGAACCACTATTTCCAGTCCCGATTGAAGTATAAGTAGCTGTTCCCACGCCTGTGCCTTCCACGATTGTAGCAGAAGCCACAGAACCACCTGCTCCGATAGAATCAACATTAAGGTATAGATCGTTATCTGGCGTTGTTCCACCTAGTAGATCTCCTAGGATTCTAAGGGTATCACCGCGGGCATAACCTGTGCCTGCTGCGGCAATACCATTTAAATTATACCCTCCGCCGGTGACGCCGATATTCAGTTGGCAACCTGTGCCTGTTCCTGCTAGAGCAGTAGCAGATCCTGTATAGATATTTTCGTCTCCTTTGTGGCCAACGGTCACCGCACCATTTAATGTTAACGTTGTTCCAACGATAGCCGATACTTCTCTAAGGATATTTGGAGTAGCTTCGTTACCTACAGCCATACCAGCACTTAATTCGTTAGCATCTACTAGTGTTATCGATGTAGCTCCCGGTGCATATGTAGTTTTTACATATTTGTAGTCAACAATACCGTCTGAGTTAGTTGGTCCAAACACACCAGCTACCTGTGTGCCGGCATTTATTCCTGAGCCGCTTAACGGAGCTCCTATTGGAGGTCTAGTTCCGGTGAACGCTATAGTGTTCTGTCCGGTTTCTGTCCTTAATGTTGATAAGAAAGATCCGCTAGATCCGTTTGAAGCCACAGTGAATGTAGGAGTTCCTACGGCTGCTCCGGTATAGAAAGCCGCTTGTCTAAGCTGCGTAGTAGTAGTCGCTAACACTTGACCGTTGCTGGTTCCTACTTTAGCTTTAGCATAGTATCTGAATGATGAAGTAGAAGGAACATCATAGATCAAGAATGTGCCTTCTGCACGGTTAAATCCTGTGATAGATGCTGCTAGAGCTCTAATAGTGATCGGGGTTCCTGCTGTAAATCCGTGTGCTCCGTTAGTTGTAACTGTGATCAACGAACTACCAACTCCACTAGTTCCAGTTGATGCATCTGTAGTAACGTTAATAACTGATACATCTGTAGCTGATACTTCATAGGTAGCAGGATAACCACGCTGCATACCGATGGCCTGCCACTTAGTTGGCTGTAGACCATATTCAAAGTCAGCGTCAAGCATGGCCTGTGGTTGTGCTACACGCATACGTTCGATAGCATCAGTGCCAAAGTCGTATGGACGAACTCTTAATTCTGTATTTTCTAAGAAAATCTGAATAGCATCAGACGAAGTCATAGAATAGCAATCGGTCTTTACTCTAATATAAGTAACACCGTTGCTGGTAGTAATAGCCTGTGGATAGTCTGTGGTATTTTCGTCAATGAAGTAAACTGTTCCGCCTTTTTCTGGATCTGCAAAGTTATACATCACCGTGTTGGTTGTAACATTACTGATCAACAATAGATCTTCTAATTCAATTTTACCTAAGATAGCGATTCGAGCTAGTTGAACACTTTCAGCAGGCAATACAGTTAATCCATTGGTAATAACATCAACTACTGTAGCTAATAGTGCAGTGACCCTAGTTTTCGCAGCAGCTTCACCGTTCAATGATCCGTCGATGTCTTGAGGTTCTTCTGTTTGTTGTAGATCTTCGACTGGTAGATTGTCAATAATAAAGTCATTGATTAAATCTGTAACAAACAAATAGGTTTCATACTCTGGTAAACGAGATCCATCAATTTGAGGAGTTTCACCATCCCAATATTTAGAAGATACTCGACGAATTTCTTCATTACCACCGTATCTGAGATCGCTCAACAATGCGTCGATAACATATCCGCTGTCTCTTCTACATTTTGCAGTGTCAAAAACGTAACCAGCGAATCCGTTTACAGAAGCAATAACTGCCGCCTTAGCATTTCCTATAGCTGTAACGGCTGTGGTAAGTTCTGCAGATATGCCAAGCGAAGCTAAGTTAGGAGTAGTTCTAGTCGCAGGTAAAGAGCTTGTGCCATTATTAATCACATCTTTGATAACGATAGCTAGATTGTAGACGGCAGTAGCATCTGTAGATCCTGCGTTGTTTCCTGATGTTACTTGAGTTAGAGCATTACCTGCACTTTTAGTGATTGATGTCCCTTGCACGATTTGACTTAAAATCTGTGCTAGATAATCATATGCTGATACTGTTTGTGCTTTGTGTGTAGGATCAATACCAGGATTTAATGCTGGATCAAAATAAAAGAAAAATCTTGCATTGTCGTAGGTAGCAGAGTTACCACCATATAAAATGTCATAGGCAAAAGAATATACTGCATACTTAACATCTCGAGAACACTTTGCAGGATCATGATCTGCTCCTGGATAATTAACAGCTACCCATGCATTAATTTCAGCAGCAATAAAATTAGCGTTGGCTACAAGTTTATCTTTAGCCGCAATTTGGCTTGTTGTTACACCTAGGGTTGGATTGGTAAAAGTATATGAATCGGCAGCACCTCTACCGTTTTGTGCAATATCTACAATCTCGTTGTAATAATTTGTTAGTCTTGTAGTCGGAGTAGCAACACCGGTTATGCCTGCCCTACCCAACATTTGATCTCTTGTTCTCTGTATAGTTCTAATAACTGTTCCGGAAATATAATCGGAATTATATTCTGCTAGACCTTGGAAAATAGCATTATAATTTGTTCCTAACGCCATATCAAATACAGATGCATCGATGATGTATCCTAGATCTCTAGAACATTTTGTAGCGTCGGCAACCTGATTGGTATTAAAAGCTGTGATTTCGCTGAGAATAAAATCTCTGTTGTTGTGTATCGCTTGCCATGCATCCGGGTAAGCATTATAGGTTAAACCTCTACCAGGTGTAAAAACATAATTTTTAACTAATTTTTTTGCCATTTAATTTTCCTCAAACTCCGAACGCCATTGAAAATGCCAATGCTTTGGCATCGACATAAGATTTGTTTGCTGCATGATATGGATCTGTTGGGCTTGTTGCTATATTTACATTCCCGCCGACGTGGACACTGCCTCCCACGGCAGCTCCTCCAGTTACTACAAAGGCTCCGGTAGTTGTTGATGTTGAAGCGGTGCTATCGGTAATTTTTGTTTGTGCCCCGACATTTAATCTTCCGCCAATACCTACACCGCCGTCAATAATGACTGCTCCTGTTGTAGGTGATGTGCTGGTTGTTGTCGAATTTACGTATAATTCAAATGTTCCTAATGTATCTGTAGCATTATCCCATACTAGATTAGCTGTGCCGCCAAATACGCCATTATTATTAAACTGAATATTTCCGTCGGCGCCGCCTGGAGGGTTTGATGCTCCTCCACCTCCTCCACCGGTTACTGTAGCCCAACTTAATGTGCCGCTACCATTGGTTGTTAACACTTGTCCTATCGTTCCGTCGGACGCCGGTAATGTCCATGTTACATTTGATGTAACATTAGTTGGAGCTCTGAGAGATAGATATTGTGTATTATCATTGTCCCATAATCTTAATTCACCTCGAAACCTGGCGTTTATACTAGTTCCAACGAACAGTGCATCACCGATTCCTACTCCACCTGTTACTCTTATAGCTCCTGTGACTGTAGATGTGCTGGCTGTGTTATTATTAACAAATAGTGGATTACTAATCGTTCCGCCATTAAATGTTGACGATAAAGTTATAGGTAACCATTGTTGCTGTGCTGTGTTATAGGCTAAAACATCTCCGTTGGCGGCACCTGCCGTAGCGCCAACGTCGCTTAAATCAGATAACTGATGATTTGTAATGTCGTCTACCTGACCGTCAATGATATTAGAAACGGTAAGTCCTGTAAGACTTAGAGTAGTTTGATTCTTAATACCCCAATATGTGCCAGACCATTCCCAAGTATCTACACCGTTGGTAACTGTTTGTCCAACAGTTGGAGTTCCGGGAAATGCCAATGCAGCAGGAGTTCCTTGCTGATCGTAAAAACTTGAGGTAGGTTGAACCCACTGATTGCTGTTGCCGTCGTTATAATAAACAAATAATCTACCGTTAGCGGTATTAAACCACATAGCTCCAATTTGTGCAATAGGTGGAACTGTAGCACTGGGTTGGGCGCCGATTACGCCCTCGACATTGGTTAAATCTGCTCTTAAAAGGGCGAAACCTCCTGGCTCAACTCCGTCAAAAAGTCTTAGAGCATTGTCTTCACGGTCGTAAAAGATCTCACCACGAGAGCCTACCTTTCTGTTTAGAAATTCCTGCTCTCTGGGTATTATTCTTACGCTGTCTAGAATGGGGTTACGATCTGTCGCCATATTTAAAATCCATTATGATAGTGTATTTATCGCGGAGTTAAAAACGGTGTTCTTCTTTAAAAATGCTGATAAACTACACACATAAATACCCTAGAGGATACTGTAAACATGAATTTAAATAAAGACATCGCTGTGTTTGAAGGTATAATGACCGAAAAAGAATGCCAAGTTTTAATCGATCATTACGAAAATATGGCGGGCCTAAACCTAAGTTATAGCAGGATGCAGATCGGTGATGCCCCTGGCCATAAGAAAAATGATAAAGCTGTTTTTGTTTTAGAGCAACAGAGCCTAAGATTCACACCCGATACTAGCTTTATCACACATTTCATGGAACGCTTTTGGAACTGCTATAATCAATATATGGATCACTATAGCGTGTTAACCGAAGCCAGCAAGCATCAAGTGCGTATGATGAAACTACAAAAAACCCTACCCGGGCAAGGGTATCATATCTGGCATTTTGAATCAGATAGTCTAGAACGTGCAGGCCGCATCTGCGCTTGGGGACTGTATCTTAACACCATAGAAGAAGGCGGAGAAACCGAATTTTTATATCAGGGAATTAGGATTCCTGCTATACAAGGAAATCTAGTGATTTGGCCAGCAGGATTTACACATGCTCATAGAGGAAATCCCCCGTTGAGCGGAGAAAAGTATCTATTAACTGGGTGGGTAGAATTTTGATGGAAGTTCTAAACTTATTTCCTACCGAACTGTTTGTTTTTAAAAATGATACTGTCAATAATCGGAAATTGATTTCTTATCTAGACAGTCTTGATAATTTAGAAATTAAAAAAACTTCTACATTAAGTATGTTAGTGGATCTACGAAAGCACGACGAATTTAAAGAATTGTTTTCTTGGTTTGATCAGTGTTTAGAATCAGTAAAATCATATATGAAATATGATTGTGATAGTTTAGAGATTACTAACAGTTGGTTTAATGTGGCATTATCTGATTATGCAATGTATCAAAATGTCCATAGGCATTCGATGAGTCTACTCAGTGCTGTATATTATTTGTCAAATGGATCTCCCACAGTGTTTGAAGATCCTGTAATACATAGGACGCAGGCGCAGTTAGAAGTGTTAAGGTTCGATTATCATCCTTTCTATAATTCTAATGCAGAGCCGGGAAAACTAGTAATATTTCCTAGTTGGATGTATCACAGCAGTTTGCCCCACTACGGTGATACCCACAGATACATTATCAGTTTCAATTGTCTGCCTAACGGAAAAATCAATCATAACTTGGCTACAGATTCTAAAACGACTCTAAGGATTATAAATGATTAATGATGTTATAGTATTAGGTGGGGGCAATGCTGGATTGATGGCAGCATTATATTTAAAAACTGCACTGCCTAAATTAAAGATAAAACTGATAAAATCTAAAAAGATAGGCACTATTGGGGTCGGAGAAGGATCTACAGAACACTGGACTAGATTTGCACAGGCAGTTGGTATCAGTATCGTAGACCTTATTAACGAATGCGGTGCCACTATCAAGATAGGAATCAAATTTGAAAACTGGCACGGCGACGGCACCAGTTATTTTCACAGTCTGCCAGAATTTCTAATATGGATGGACCGTTATTCTGGTGCTCCTTACACTATGATGGGCATGATAGCCAACAGTGTTCCTAGCGATAAACTACATTGGGACCTCCCTATGCAGGGCTATGTTCGTGAGCCGCTTACTGACTATTATCAATTTCACTTTGACAGTGAAAAACTAAATGCTTTCTTAGAAAAGAAATGTCGTTCGTTGGCAATAGAAATTGTAGATGCTGAAATAGTAGGACCAATTTTAGACTCTGAGGGATTTGTTGACGCCATTGTTGATGATCAAGGGCAGCGATATTCTGCAGATTTTTTCATTGACAGCAGTGGATTCAAAAGAGTTGTAGCATCTAAGTTAGGAGCTGAGTGGGTTGATTGGACGAAGTATCTTCCGTTAAATTCCGCTATCGCTTTTCAAACGGCCTACGAAGAAAAGATTCCGCCATATACGCTAGCCAAGGCAATGGATGCAGGTTGGCACTGGCGCAGTCCTGTGCAGGATAGATTTGGCAACGGTTACGTGTTCAGTGACAACTTTATCACAGAACAACAAGCCCTAGATGAAATACAAAAACATTTTAAAGATACTATACATGTAGGTCGTAAGATTAACTATGTGTCGGGTAAAGTAAATCGTGCGTGGATTAAGAACTGTGTCAGTATAGGACTCAGCAGTAACTTTGTAGAACCACTAGAAGCATCTAGTATTTCTACAACTATCAAACAATTACAGATGTTAACAGGATCTATTTGGAACTGGAGCAGGTCAGACACTGGCACTATCAAAGAATACAATAGATTAGTTGATGATATGATGTATAATATCCTTGATTTTATACAACTGCATTATTTTACTGAACGCAATGACACAGAGTTCTGGCGTTGGTGTAAAAACGAAATAACTATGACCGATTTCAACAAAGAAAATTTAGAAAATTTTAAAAAGAATTTTGTCAATCAGACTCTGCTACCAGAAGACGGTCTAATGAGCAATTTTAGAATTTATGATTGTCTAAACTGGATACAGGTCATGCACGGACTAAGAATGTTTGATACTGCTAGCATCAAGAAGTTATATGATCAGCGATATGCACATTTTAGAGCAGATGACGAGCGTATGGTATCACAAATAGAACAACAGCCTACTGCAGGCTGGATGACCTGTAGAGAAGCTGTAAATCTTGTTAAAAAAATGAGTAAGATAGAGTTAGGATACAAATTATGATCGATTCATTGTGTATAGTAGGTGGCGGCACTAGTGGTTTAATAGCAGCTTTGATGTCTCGCCATGCCTGGCCAGAATTAAAAATCACAGTTATAGAATCTAGTCAAATAGGAATCATAGGAGTTGGGGAAGGATCTACAGAACACTGGAAAAAATTTATCGATCATGTAGGAATTTCTGTTCCCGAACTTGTAAGAGAGTGCGGAGCCACCTACAAGATAGGTATTAAATTTACCAATTGGCACGGCGACGGCTCAAACTACTTTCATAGCCTTAGCGAACAATTCGGATTTCACTCTAAAGAAAGCGGATTGCCAGTCACTTGGATCTATATGGCTGGTGAAAATATTCCTCCAAAAGATACTTCTTGGGCATTGAGCCAGACTAGTCATCACGTGGAACCTTTACATGACATTTTAGCACAGTATCATTTTGACACTTTTAAACTCAACGATTTTTTACACAAAAAATGTCGAGAAAGAAATATCGATTTTGTTGATACAGAAATAGAACAAGTGATTTTAGACGATCACGGTCATGTAAAAGAGTTAAAAGATAAACAGAATAATATCCATGCTTACGATTTTTATATTGATTGCAGCGGATTTAGAAGAATTATTGGAAATGCATTAAAAACACAGTGGATTGATTGCACAAAACAATTACCGATGAATTCTGCTATCGCATTTCCCACAGGATATACTGAAGATATTCCTAGTTATACAGAAGCCACAGCATTAGGCAGTGGCTGGGTATGGAGAATTCCTACACAGGAAAGATATGGAAATGGTTATGTGTTCTGTGATCATTTCATAGATGAGACCAAAGCCTACGACGAAGTTAGTCAACATTATAAAAATAATCTGAATATTAAAGACGAACTTAAAATCGGTCGTAAAGTAAAATTCGGTGCTGGCTATGTCAAAGAATTTTGGATTAAAAATTGCATTCAAATTGGCCTCAGCGGAATATTTGTAGAACCATTAGAAGCCAGTAGTATAGGAACTACCATTCAACAATGTTTTCTAATGACTCCTGCATTATTTTTTTATAGCAAAGGTGAGGAATTTACTGCTAAAAAATATAATGATCAGATGTCAGTGATAGCATCGAATATAGTGGACTTTATACAACTGCATTATTTCACTGAACGCAATGACACAGAGTTCTGGCGTTGGTGTAAGAACGAAATCATTAAAACTGATTTCAATAGAGAATATTTAGACTATTTTAAAAAATCATTCCCTAATGTATTTTATTTTAATACACCACTAATACTGTTCAGTCATTTAAATTATGCACAGGTTATGCATGGGTTAAGAATGTTTGATCATCAATCGATTAAAGAAAAATATGATCAGCATATGCAACGATACACTAACCTATCCGTAGAAAATATAGAATATGCCAAAGAAATTGAAATTAAAGATGTTGAAGTATTTTCTCATAGACAGGCACTCAATCGATTAAAGGAAAGACACAGTGAAATCCAATATAAATTCTAAAGCTGTTATCTTAGGAGGAGGCACAGCAGGGTGGCTAACTGCTCTATTCGTTGACAGACATTTTTCTAATGTAGATATCACAGTTGTGGAAAATCCTAAACAACCACCAATTATCGCCGGTGAAAGCGGGACCACTACATTCGTTAGCCTGTTAAAAAATTTAAAAATAGATGTAACTGATTTTATTAAAAATGTAAACGCTACTCCTAAAGTTGGAGGTTATTTTAAAAATTGGAATGGAGTTGGCACAGAATTTATCCATGCTCTCCAGACTGATTATGCACCATGGTTAGATGGTTGGGAAGATTATGTAAGATCAGCGCCTGAAGAAGAATTGAACATTGGTTCATTATATTCTATACTAAACAACGAACAGTCGAAAGATTTATATTTAAAAACCATAATCGCAAATAATATACCATTATCTAGAGCATTTTATGCCACACAATTTATAAAAAATCAAAAAGTTCCTTTTGGATCGGAATCAGATCTTCCCTGTGTGCCTATGTGGCATTTTGAAAGTCGTGGTGCTGCTGCATATTTTAAAAAGATAGCATTAGATCGAGAAATCAAATTAGTCGAAGGAGTATACACACATGCAACCCAAAAAGAAACCGGCGATATAGAGACCATTCATTTAGAAGAAGGAATAGATTTATCTGCTGATTGGTTCTTTGATTGCTCAGGATTTGCTAGATTGTTATTGGGAAAAGTTCTAGAAGAAAAGATAGTCGATTATACAGATTATTTTCCAGCCAGGGCAGTAGTAGCGTGGTGGGATAAACCTTGTTATTGCGTGACTACTAATGCCACTGCAATGAAATATGGTTGGTCGTGGAATATCAATCTAAGACACAGATCCGGTAATGGTTATATCTATGACCCCGATCATTTAACTCTAGATCAAGCACTAGATGAAGCTAGAGAATCGTTCGGGCAACATATCGAACCTATAGCCAACTTTCAATTTACCCCCGGGATGATGAGAGAAGCATGGAAGAACAATGTAATAGGTATTGGTCTAAGCACAGGATTTTTAGAACCGCTAGAAGCTAACGGTATAGCTGTAATCATTGAAAGTTTATACTGTTTGCAAGACCATTGGAAACCTTATACTGATTTCTTAAGAAGAGAGCGTATTGAAAGATTTAATTTACGTGTATGGAATATAACCGAAGACATTAAAGATTTCTTAGCCCTACATTATAGGGGTCATCGCAGAGACACAGAATTTTGGAAGAGCCACGGAAACGACGAATTTAGAATTCCAGATACCTTAAAAGATAAATTAAAGCAATGGTCGGAATATTTTGCTGGGATAAGTGGTGAGCCTTGGTTATACGGTTATAGTCCTACTGCATGGTTAATGGTTTTACAGGGCCTTGAGATTTTTGATCATAAAACATTAGCAAATATACATAAAAAAGCACTGCCGATAGGAGAAAAAGTGCTAAATATCAATGAAGCCCGTTATAGGGACCTTGTCGCTCCGTTTTGGACGATTGACGAGTGGATCCAAAGGACAGCATAAATATATACTGTAAGGAGATAAACATGCCTACCTATAAAATGATTTTAAGAAAAGCAGAACCGCCAGGAACTTTAGCTGTTGAAGAAGATTTCTGCGAAGCTAAAAGTAGAGAAGAAGCTCAGAAAATATTCGAAGAGCGTCACGGAGCCGGAAGAACAGTCGCTGGCCCAATGAAAGTAGAAAACCCAAGCTAATATTATAAACCAGTGTTTTGAGGATGTCTCTTACACTGGTTTTCTTTTGATCTCGTTTTGCACTCGAGGGTCTACAAATTCAAACGGAAGACCTAGTGCAGGTCTAGTGTCCCATTTAAGCCAGTTTGAATCTCCGTTGGCATTTACATATTGTAAAAATGCCTGGGTTTGTCTAGTTCCCGAGAACGGTTCCCTCCAATGATAATGTTTTCTACCGCTGTAAATTACCAGATCACCTTGATTTAAATTTACATCATAACGTGTTCCGGTATCGGTTTCAATATATAAAGGCCAATCTGTGATATCTTTTTCTATACAGACAGAAACTGTAATTTCAGAACTTTGTCTATCTTTATGCTTAGACAGTTCAGATCCCGTGTAATATATTCTTGCGTAAGAATAAGTTGGAAATAGTTTTAAATTTGTTTCTTTTTCTATTAAAGATAACAAATATACAGACAGTGTCTCAAACGGTAATGGCGCATATCTAGCAAAACTATGGTTGCACATATCAGAAGGATCACTATTTGGATATAATGCCTTATATCCCTGTTCAAAAATATCATATTCTATTGCAGTGAATTTACAAATTTCTGTTGGCACTGCATTTCTTAAAATAATAATATCTCTGTCCATATTCAATTACTCCAAGAGACTACAGAATATCTAATTCCCTGTTGTATTCTTTCAACGTTGTGAGGAAAAAGAAACACAGACGGAAATATTACGATATCTCCCTTTTTAAGAGACAAGCGATAGTCTTCAAATAAAACAAAATCTCCGCCAAGGAAATTATCATTCAACAGACCTATAATTGTTAATATAGGAATTCCTTTATTGACTCCGTCATACAAGCTATGGATATGGTCGCAATGTATAGACATCTCAGTTCCGGTAGTATACTTAATAAATTTTAAGTTACTAAATCCTTGCCAGCCAGGAAACCAAGGAAAGTTAATGTCTTCTAATATATATTTTTTTAAAGACTTCCATATCGATTGTTGTATTGCTTGTGTAGTTTCTATATGTTGATGATATTCAAAAGGCTCAGTTCCATTATCAACTAATCCAGACGAAGAGTAGAATCTATGGGGTTGCCATTCTACGGAATCTAATATACCCACTGTTCTATCGCAAATATTGAGATCGATTAGATTGTAAATCTTTACATAATCTTTAAGATTTTGTTTCATGGTAATGGAATTAAACTCATATTCACAAAAGGTCTTTCTACATAGTTTCTATAATCGATATATTCTGTGCTTTGAGGAATAGTATGCACATCATATCCTATAGTAGTTCTTACACCTTCGAACGGTTCTAATACTTCGACTTTATGTAATCTATTCCCTGGTCCAAAATATATTTGACCCGGTTTGTTTATAATCTCATAGGATTCAAATATAGTTTTTGTGTTTTTTGGGTCTATCGAAATATATCCGTGATGATCGAAATCGTGATGGTGCCAATCGAGCACTTGATCGGCTGTATGAAAATTCAACCAGGCTTCAATCCACAACGGTCTTTCCCACCCTAACTGTGATCTAATAACTGTTCTTAGTTCTGAAAAAATTCTATAGAAATTGGTAGATGGGGCTGTTAACGCAAATATATTATATTTAGAATATGCCCATGTTGAGTCTTCGTTAGGAAACAAACGTTTAAAATTTTCGTGTGCTACTCTAAGATCTTCAAAAATATCTGTTAAATTATCTGCGATAAAATCGCACTGATGTGTGATATAATTATTAGCACCTTTGTCAAATGAATATTCCTTTGGAACTTGGTAATTGAGTTTTATGTCGCTCATAAAACTTTCCCTAGGTTCATATTAATCACACATCTATATTTGTGATTCCTCACAGGACTAGAGCTATGATAGTATTTTCCATTGAATACTACTAGCTTTCCCTTTTCTGGTATTACTCGATGCTTTACTGTAAAAATATTTTGTTTAATGGTCTTGATATCTTCTTGGCCCGGATCAAAGTCCTCGTTGGTTTCATTAAAAATTACAGTATCACCGTCCGAATCATTAACGTAGTAGATAGCATTATAATGAGGCATAAAGCTATCAATGTGGGGCATGTGCCAATCTAATTTCGATTCAGGACTAGCTAATGTCATATTAGCTCTCATCCTTATCAACATATTAAACGGAATATCTACTTTGCTATTAATGCTGAGAACTAACGGATAGAACAATTGAAAAAAATTACTCTGTGTTTTTTGATGTTCAAAGAAAAAATGATTAAACCCTGCATGATTATCGACATTATCTAAAAATGTATCATCACCTGATACCATGTTTTTATTAAATACCCACGGAAACTCAAAGCCGGTCATAACCGTTTCAATATGCCTCTGATAATCAACTGGTATAAAATCTTTAATTTCTATAATATCGATCATTTTCTTTTTAGGTTTCCTGATATAGATATTCGAGGCTCGTCTGATGTAAAAAAAGGATAAACAGTATGTTGCAGACAACTAGGAAAAATAAAAACATATCCTTCATAGGTCTTATCAACTGGAAATTCAGCTTCTCTTATTTCACCAAATATGTTACTGTATATAAAAGAAAACATGCCTGCTCTAGGAGAATTTGATTTTTTACATTTATCGGTATTAATTTCGTCTCCGATGAGATAAGGAACTTTTACCCATAATGCAAAACTAAAAGCACCATCGTGACTGTGCATAGGATTAAATTCATGTTTATATTGAATATTGACCCAATGACTATAAAGTTCTAAATCGTCTGTTCTAAGATCTTTAGTGGTATAACTTATATTCCAATTCTTAGAATATTCTTGGCATTGCCTAACTAAAAAATTTTCTAATTGGTCTTTATTTTTGTTAAGTTTAAATTCTAAATTTATGTTTCCGGCAAGATTATTATTAAACGGTATTGATTTTTCAAAATCTAACTCGTGTATTTCTTGTTCTAATGATTTTAGAAGATCGTTGGGAACTTCGGCTTTTATAAAACCATAATTAGCAAAGTTTCCGAACTGCGTATTCATTAGATTGCTATTCCTTGAAATTTTATAATTAGTTTTTCGTCATTGGACCCTAAATTTTTATACCATTCTTTAGGATTAAACATAACACATCTATTGAATTCGTTTTGCACAGTCATAGTTAGTTTAGATGAAGGCTGCGAATAGAATTCGATTCCGGTATTTTCTAAATTATTTTTGTCTAAAAAAATTATTCCCATAATATTAAAAGACAAATTTCCTTGTTCGACAACACTAATATCATTGTTTATTTTTTCAAAAAATACTTCGAGGTGCTTAAATCCAACACCACCATGACAATGTTTAATTAATTTAGACGCAAAGGAAGCAAATAAATCCGGATTCAATATGCTAAGGAGCTCAGTTTTTTTATTTTCAAAGGTTTGTTTCGATGCATAAGCCCTCCATAACTCCGGAGATTCAAATATTGTATCTATAACTTTTATAGGGGTATATGGTAATTTCATCTTGCTCTAATAAAAAATACTTGCGTTAATCTCGAATCATTTGGCGTTGAGCCAAAGAAGTTTTCAGCACTATGCCAGTTCCTTGGATCAAAAATAATACATCGATTATAAACACTTTCCATTTCAATGCTCTTAGAAAAATGTGCTACTTGCTCTTGTCTATACTTTGCAAATGTTTCTCTCTCGGCTGGATTAGATAACAATACATCATTCATGAACATATCAGAATATTGATCTCCATTAAAATCATCCTGATCCTTATATATCACCGTTCCGGATCCGATTGGAGCTTCTTTATTAAGATATATCACTCCTGCGATGTTTAGTTTTGGATCATCGTCGTGAACCCATCCTCTTCCATAAGTTTCATCTATATACTGAAATGCTGTTTGTAACTCGTCGAATCTAGAAAATCCGTATTGATTTAAGATTATTAATAATTTTCTCATCACCACATGAAAAATATCTTTATCTATTTCATGTAATAATTTTGTTCGAAGGCCGGGCCAGCTTCCGCGCTCTCCTTTGAAAAATTCTTGACTAAGCGCAAAGTCTCTCCATAGATCCGGTTCATCATAAAAATTATCTATCACCATGGTAGGCAGATATGGAAATACATATCTATTTTTAATTCCGGAGTTTTTAATAAATTCCGCACTCTTAGAATTCATTTGTTTTAATTGTTCTACGTGCTTATCCATTTTTTTCAGCTGTAAAGTTGATAGTTAATGCTATACGCTTTGTAAACATCTTAGGACAAGTGCTGGCATGATAATGCCAGCCATTGAATAACAACATTTTTCCCTGTTCCGGTGTGCTTCGATGTAATATATTGTATTTTTCAGATTGTTCTATTTCTTTAAACACTACAGTATCTCCATCGGATTTATTAACATAATAGATCAAAGTATAATGTTCCTGATCAAAATCTCTGTGGGGACTGTTGTATTTGTAAGGTAGGCTAGGAAATACATATTTTGTATTCAATAAAAATCCCATTCGCATCCTTAACAAATTAACTAATTTAAATCCAGCTTTATCTAAGCATTGATTTAACAACGGCATAAAAAAATCAAGGTGCGGATTATTTTCATTATTAGGATGATAAACTAAATTTACGAATCCGGGAGTCGATGTTTGCGGATCATTGGTAGCATATTCAAAAGTCGTATCTCCTAAAAAATGCCAGGGGAACTTCACATCTGTGACATAATCGTATATCTGTTTTTGATAAACAGCATCAACAACATCGAATATTTCAATTGGTTTAAACATTTGTATTAATCCTGTAAAAATTTCTATCTACTGCATTTGTTATAGGATCGTTAGGAAAACGATTCCAACAAGGTATACTCATACTTAATCGTTTTCCTTCAGGGTAGGCACAGTGATACATTCGTGAAGGGATATACAATGCGTCACCTGGTTCTAGGGTTACATCTATTGCTAGATTTAAATCCTCTTCTTTTAATCTTCCGTTCATAGTCCCAGTTCTATACATGTAGGAAATTCTATTATTAAAAATTTTCCAACGAGTTTTTCCTTCGACTTGTATGATAAAGTTGCAAGGGTAATCATCATGTATAGAAAACGATTTAGCATTTTGTAATCCGCAATAAACATGTATAGCTGAATTTACCTGATACGCAGTTTCAAATATTTTTAATAGTTCCATGGTTTTTTGATTATAGAAACCATAATTCATTATTACTAAGCCGTAGCCTTGATGAAATTTATCAAATAGGAATCCCTTGTCTTGTATTTCTCTATCCCATATCCATGCTTTTTTATGTTGAGGAATATCTATCTTAGTATTATATTGATCTATCATCTCGAATTGAAAGAGATAGGGATTATTAAGACATGCTTCTACGTCAGACCATGTAAGGTATTCTTCTGGATTTTTGACCAGTTGTTTAAAAAAATGCGGCTTGTCGTCTATTAACAGATTCGTTTCGTTAAGCAGTCTTTGGCCAATATCGTTCATCATCTGTCCTAATTAATTTTATATTAAATGAAATAGAAATCCTATCTTCATCTAATTCGTTTCTTTCAACTCCGTGCGGTAAAAATCCCGGAAACATTATAAGTTTACCACTGGCTGGCTCAAATGTAATAGCACTAGCACTTATGGGAGTAAATCTATCAACCGTAGCCTGTGAAGCTACAATATAATCTTGATAATAACTTTTATAAAAAGTTAGATTACCGTGTCCTTTTTTTGCCTTGACATAGTATGCTCCCGAAACAAAACTGTTATCGTGGATGTGGACAGAATTGGTGCAACCTTTTTCGTTAATGTTTATCCACATATTTTCCATTGCTATGATACAACAATCTTCTTTATACCCATAATCTCTATAACAGTTGGCCGCTTGATCCATTATTCTTTTTTCTAGTTCGGCCACTTCTGGATGAGTTCCTGGTCTGAAATCCATACTTTGCCAGCCGCCCTGATTACTTAATTTTCTTCCAGTTGGATTTTCTTTCCTTAAACGATAGGCCAGTTCTTCTATCGGTCCATTATTAATTTCGGTTTGTTCCCACCAAACTGGTGTAGGAAAATAATAATCTAAGTTCATAAAAATATTTCTCTCATAAACATTTCTTTAGCTAGTTCGTGGCTAAATGCAAATGCATGACTCCACCGAAAATCGACTTTATCGCTGACATATGCTACATGATGAACATTTGCTCTATACATTGTCATAGTGTTTATTTTAGTAGGAGCTTCGCCTACTAATTCAAATCCCCACCTCTTTAATTCTTCATCAGGATAATTGAACCAATTTACCCTTTTTGGATTTTCGGCCATAGATACCCATTCTTTAAACATTTTATGATTTTGATCTACTTGAAAATCGTATACTTCTCTATGCATTTTTCCTGTATACTTATAAAGTTTAGTCGAACTATCTTTTATATCGTGATCAGTAAACCACATATTGGCTACCATGCCATATACATAATCAATATGAGGGATTCTCCAGCACGATATAGGTCGATTAATATTTTTTCTATACAGGTTCCCCCATTCGTGTATCTGAGGATCTAGAATATTATTTGTTACATTTTGAATATAAAAATCTCTTATTAAAAAACAAATATCTTTATAGATCCAATCTGGAAGATGAATGGTATCGAAGGGATTAGGATCGAAATTATCTGGATGGCTGTTATCTTTTTGTATAGGAAATGTTGCTATTAAATTTTTATATGTATCTAATAACTGATTATCGAAAGGTAGATCAGTTACCCAGTAACCAATGTCATCTTCGAGCGGCACATACTTAACATTCCAGTCGCTGAGAGTTTTAATCTTGATAATTCTATCAAAATTATTAGCATCAGGATAGCAAACTTTAAAATCTATCATTTTATATTAAATGTCATCACGTATCTATTCTCATTTGAAAGATTAGGTTGAACCCTGTGCCTTAGCCATCCCGGAAAAATAACTACATCGTTAGTCGTGACCGGAAGTTCTTTGTAGAGAACCACTTCGGGTTCTATTGGCCAACCAGTAAAATGATATTCTAAGGGATCTTTAAATTCGATGTTTCCAGAATTTGTAGGACAATTTAAATAACAGCTTACAACAAATGTAGAATAGTTATGATTGTGTTCTTCGGTAATTCCGCCGTGACCGTGTCTATTAATCCAAGATTGAGTCACTCGAGATTGTCTTTCTACAAATTGATAAGAATCTTTAATTTGCTCAAACGTAAGACCTAGCCAATTCTGAAAATCAGCTAGTTCTTCCCATGTGTGTGGTTGAAGATCTTGATTGACCGATACTGTAGAAATAGCATCGCCCTTTTCTAATTTTGAATTTTTTTCTACTAGATTGAACAGCTCATCAATTTTGATTTTTAATTTGTCATAGCCAAAATCATATTGAAATTTCCAAACATAGGGAGGAAATAAAAATAAGCTGCCATTGTTAAGCTGTAGCACCCTGTGTTTCTCCGAAGGTCTCGATGGCTAATGTAATTCCCATGATAACCCCTTCCATTTTTAAAATATCAGTAGCCATTTCTTGTCTTTTACTGAAATCAATGGATGTGATACCGTAAGGATTTAATTTTACATTTGCAAATTCTTCTTCGAGTTTTTTTAATTCTTCCTCTTTAGCTGATTTTTCAGCAGTAACATTTTCTAATGTTTGTTGCATAACTTGTAAGTAATTCATAGTTTTTCCCTTTTAAAATTTTTAAGTATAGAAATAGATCTCGTCAACCTATTCGCTAAACTATCAGAGTTTAAAAAAACACAATTAGCAGCATAATTAAATGCCTGTTCTTTTTCTAAATCTTCTTCACGAAACTTGTCAATAGCAACATCATAATTTGATAAACTAAGACTCTGTCTCGGCACTGGTATTATTTGAACCAATGGGGTTCCTGCCCTGACTAATGTTTTTCCATCCATGACTTTCCAAAATAGTTGAATGTTAACAACATGGCCGTATCTGGTATCTAAAATCCCATGGGCTGCTTGAAACCTATGTTCATTGTTATATGTAACTGGCATAAACAATAATACTATATCGTCGCTAGCTTCTACTCTCCACGGTGTTTCTAACTTTACCAAAGTTTTGAGAGTATTATCTGGGTCTTCGAGCAGCGGCTCTGTTTGGCTGCGTGTGTGTGATGAAACATACGAATCTCTTCCAGGACTCACTTTACTAAACCTATACGGTTCGGCCCACTCCATACTAACTCCGTCACCGTTTGTCTGTATAATAAAATCTGAAGGGGCCGGAACGATCCATCCTGTAGAAATAATTTTTCTAATACCCGGACAATTTTTTGAACTGAGTGTTTCGGGCCTATCGCCTATTTGTTCGGTTGCCATAAAAT